TGAAGAAATTTGGGATTACTCCAAAGAAGAACAATCACAAATCAACATGCCACAAGATAGTTTCGGTTTCAGTGATGAAGATGCTGACGGTGAGCAAGAAGCTGGCGCCAATGAAGGTGATGCCGAGACTGAAGCAAAAGGCAACAATGAATCTAAAGCAAGTGATGAAGGCGATGGTGGTGATGAAGAAAAAGAATCACAATCATCAAGTGGCGACAATCAAGAAGACGGTGACGGTGAAGATGGTGAAGATGGTGATGCCATCAATCGTTTCAAAGAATCACAAAGTACCAGTGAACATTCTGAGCCACGTTGTGAGACTGACGAAAACTTCCGTCGTAATGAAACTTCTTTGATTGACAAAAAAGCACGTGAGTATGTTTATGTCAACATACCACAAGTCAATCTGAAGAAAATTATTACACCAGCAAAACGTGTGCAAGAAATTCTTACTAAAGAGTTTTCTGATCAGCGTCAAGATTATGAAACTATTGCTAATGGTTTGTACAATGAATTCCGTCGTAAAAACGAACGGTTCATTTCTCTGTTAGCAAAAGAATTTGAGATGCGTAAGGCTGCTGATAAGTTTTCAAAAGCAAAAACATCTGACACTGGTGACATTGACGTTAGCCGTATCTTCAAATATCAAATTGATGATGCTATCTTCAAAAAAGTCATGCGTGTACCGAAAGGTAAATCACACGGACTGATTCTTTTGCTTGACAAATCTGGCTCAATGGCAGAGAATCTTGCCGCATCATACGAACAGATTTTGATTCTTGCATCATTCTGCCGTAAAGTAAACATTCCGTTTGCTGCTTATGGTTTTGGTAATGCTGATGGCGTTCGTGATATAGACTTTCCTGAAGAACGAACTGAGTATTCGGGTAATAGTTTTAGTTGTGATCACAAAGACTTGTCTTTGTCAGATGTATATCTGCGTGAGATGATCAATTCACGTATGTCCAATTCAGAATTTTCAAAGGCAGTGAAAAATATTCTGTGCCTTGCTGATTCTTGGAGTAGTCGTAACAGATATAGTTATCAGGGTATGAATTTTTATCGTACACAATCTGATAGTTTGTCTAACACACCGTTGACTGAAGCATTGATTGCTTGCCAACCTTTGATCAATGAATTCCGTCAAGTGAACAATCTTGATATTGTAAACTTGTGTGTTGTGCATGACGGTGATGCTGATAACATTGGTAATTATTATGATGAAAATCAACGCCGTGAATTCTTTAACGCTAGGTATCAAAATGTTTTCTTGATGGATAAGAAAACAAAAGTACAACAAGAAATTCCACCTGTTGAAGATGGTATGCGTATTGCTGTGGCTAAATGGTTGTCTAAGACAACTGGTGTAAAGATTATTGGTTTCTATCTTACTCCTCATAGTCAAGTCAAAGGTGCTCTGCGCCGCCGTTTGTTCAATGATGAAATAAACGCATTGCGTGATGACTTAGAAAAACGATATGAATTATATGATGTGATGAGTAAATATCAGAAGATACTGAAGAAAGATAAGTATCTGGAATCAAAGAATGATGGTTATGAATCCTTCTTTATTCTGCCTGGTGGTACTGAACTTGGTGTGGACGATGAAGAGATTGAAGCACCTACCAGAGTTACCGCAGCAACATTGACTAAGGCATTCTCCAAGTATGCCAAGAATCGGCAAGTCAACCGTGTGTTGGTATCACGATTCATTAGTATGATAGCAGTTTGATAATGAGCCGCTGCTTGACAAAGTGGCGGTTTCTGTTTATAATGGTAGTTCTTAATGTGATGGAGAATTTATATTATGTCAACACGTGCCGAAAAACGCCAAGCGTTTATTGATGCTCTTATTGCAACTGGTCAATCTCAAGTAACATTGTCAGAAGTGAAAGACATTGCGGAGAATGCAGGCCTTGCGATTCCTTACTGGTTCACAAATGATGAGACTAACAAGGTCAAACGTGGTGTGTATCGTGTTCCTGGCTTGTCGGATGCAGAACCAGTCATTGAAATGGCTGCTCAGGTAATACCAATGGCTAGAACAGAATCAAGTGGTAGTCGTATTGCTAATGTGACAACTGAACTTGAAATTGAGAATCTGATTCCTTCTCAATACAGCAACTATGTTCCTTTTGGCAACTTTGAAGATGTGTTGTCAATTGTGAAATCCAATCAGTTCTTTCCTGTGTTTATCACTGGTCAGTCTGGTAACGGTAAAACAATGTCAATCGAACAGGCTTGTGCAAAAGCAAAACGCAAGTTCGTTTGCGTATCAATGACACCAGATACCGACGAGGGTGATCTTCTCGGTAACTATGTACTGATCAACGGTCAGATGGAATGGCGTGATGGTCCTGTAACTGTCGCTGCACGACAAGGTGCTGTTTTGTGTATCGATGAAGTTGACTATGGTGCTCAGAATCTTTCTTCACTACAACGTGTACTTGAAGGTAAACCATTTCTTCTGAAAAAGAAAAACGAACTGATCGTACCTGCTGAAGGTTTTACTGTTGTTGCTACTGCAAACACAAAAGGTAAGGGTGATGAATCTGGTCGCTACATGGCGGCAACAATTCTTGATGATGCCTTCCTTGAGCGTTTCCCAATTACTGTGGAACAAGAGTATCCCGATATCAAAGTTGAAACTAAGATTCTTTCAAAACTGTTTGCAAGTCTTGGTATCAATGATGAAAAGTTTGCGGAAAACCTTGTGAAGTGGGCTGATATCATTCGCAAAACTTTCGAAGAAGGTGCGATTGATGAAATCATTTCCACTCGCCGTCTGTCTCACATTGCCGAAGCATACACTATCTTTGGCGACAAGATGGATGCAATCAAATTCTGTATCAACCGCTTTGATGCAGAAACTAAGAATTCTTTCCTTGACCTGTACAGCAAGATTGACGCTGGTGTGAATCCTACCGAAGATGTTGCCCCTACAGTTAAAGTTGACGAAGAAATTCCGTTCTAATCTCCTTGGCATATGTGCCCTTGAGGTCACGCAATGTGACCTCTTTTTTCATATATAGATATATCACACTTACAACATAATGGAGAAATTATGCAATTTGAAATTGACATGAATCAACTTAGAGAGAAGAAACTCTTTATTGCCACACCAATGTATGGTGGACAATGCCATGGCGCATACACCAAAGCAATCTCCGACCTGATGGTACTCTGTACCAAGTATGGGGTCGAAGCAAAACTATTTTTCATCTTTAACGAATCGCTTGTACAACGTGCCAGAAACTATTTGGCAGATGAATTCATGCGAAGTGGTTACGATTACTTGATGTTTATCGATAGCGATATTCATTTCAACGCACAAGACATTCTGGTTCTCATGCACTTTGCAGTAAACCGTGATGATATGGATGTTATCTGCGGACCATATCCAAAGAAAGCAATTGCTTGGGAAAAGATTAAGCAAGCAGTTGATAAAGGTTTTGCTGATAGAAACCCACAACAACTTGAAGAGTTTGTTGGCGACTATGTTTTCAATCCTGTTGACGGTACAACTTCTTTCCGTGTCGATGAACCAGTTGAAGTGAAAGAGGGCGGCACAGGTTTCATGTTGATTAAGCGCACCGCATTCAATTTGTTTGATGACAAGTATCCACAACAACGTTACAAGCCAGACCACGTTCGTACCGAACACTTTGATGGCACACGTGAAATCACCGCATATTTTGATTGCCCAATTGACCCTGAGTCAAAGCGTTATCTTTCTGAAGACTACATGTTCTGTCAATGGGTACGCAAAGCAGGTGCAAAGGTTTGGTTGCTTCCATGGATTAGACTGAAACACGCAGGCACTTATATCTTTGGCGGCTCATTGCAAGCACTTGCCGCAGTTGGTGCATCACCAACTACTGACGTTACAAAGATTGGTAAGAAAGATTCACTAGGTGAAGCAATTCCAAAAATCACCGAAGTGAAAGCGGAGGCATCAAATGATTGATTACCGCTACAATGAAGATGAGGCATTGGCTGAACTCAAACTGTATATTGATGAAACATATGGTCAGCATTACTCACGCAATCAATTTCAAGCAACGGAATTCATCATCGATGGTGGACATGGTGAAGGATTCTGTATTGGAAACATCCTGAAATACGCACAACGATATGGTAAGAAAGACGGTCGCAACCGAAAAGACTTGCTAAAAGTTTTGCATTATGCTATTATTATGCTACACGTACATGACTTGAATGAAGGAAAACAACATGAAACTAAGCGAATCAACCCTGAATATCCTCAAGAACTACGCCACGATTAATCAAGGCGTACAAATCAAAAGCGGACAAACACTCCGCACAATTTCTAAACAACAAAACGTTCTCGCCAAGGCAACTATCAGCGAGACATTTGATTCCGATTTTGTCATCTATGACTTGAATCGTTTTCTTGCACTTGTTGGCTCACTTGATTCTCCTGAAATCAAAGTCAATACAGACAAGAAAGTTTTGACTGTTACTGCTGGCGCATCTAAGACTGTCTATGGTCTATCTGACGAGTCTATGATTGTTGCACCTCCAGCAAAAGAGATTAAAATTGAAAATGCCGAAGTGAATTTTACATTGACAAAAGACAACCTAGCGCAGGTTCTTAAACTGTCTGGCATTCTTGGTCTGCCTAACATCGCAGTGATTGGCAATGGCTCTAACATTTCTATCTGTGCATTGGATGCAAAGAATGACGAGTCTGACAACTTCTCAATCAACGTAGGCGAGACTGGCGCAACTTTCAAATTCATTTTCAATACAGAAAATCTAAAGATGATTCCTGGCAACTATGCAGTGCAAATTTCATCTAAGGGTATCTCACATTTCAAGAATGAGAAAGACCCAATTGAATATTGGATTGCAACTGAAGCAGGTTCTAAGTACGAAGGCTAATTAGGAGTTATTATGAGCAATGTGATTATCCCATCTTCACCCGAAGACCGTAAGAAGATTCGTGGTGCCCTTGAAGAAATTTCCAATTCTCTTACACGTATCGAAGCAGAGCGTGATTTGATTAAAGACATTCTGCAAGACGTAGAAGACAAGTTTGAACTTCCTAAGAAGTATACACGCAAGGTTGCTAAAATCTTCCACAAACAAAACTTCAAAGAAGTGCAGGAAGAACAAAGCG